TTATTTGTAGTAACCCCAGAATTTGGAATGACGTAAGCCGCATGAACCGGGCCGCTGAAGAAAATTAAAATAAATAACAAAAGTAAAAAAGCTGTTCTCATGTGTGCTCCTTAGTTAATTGTGTTTCGTGATCTGTGACAATAAACGCAAATCATCTTGTCAGTTTCATAATCGTATCGGTCGACGTGGCCTTTGAAGAAGCAAAGAATTCGTTTTAATATTTTCATCATGCCACTGTGAACCATTGAGTTGAACTGTATTTTTCAACAAGCAAGCAATCCATTGTTGTTAAGTCAGTCCCGTAAGTCACAACGCCGTCAATAGTCTCTGAGCCATTTCCGCGAATTGTGACCGTGTTTGCATTTGTGTTGATACATTTCACCATAATGCGATACCCGATAGGAACGTCTGCAAGGGCCGGCAAAGTTAAAATTATACTTCCTGCCGTGGCATCTGCAAACACGCGCTGAACGGTCGCTGCGATTGAACCTGTGGCCGTTGGTACTGATCTTGATGAGCCGAGAATACGCCAGTTTGTTTGATTCAGAAGACTTGGGGCGCTACCGATGTTATCAGCAACCGCGATGTACATTTGTGCATCGAGCATGACGATTGAGTTAATGTAATACTGTTGCCCCGAAAGCCAAGGCTGCACACCGTTTTGAATAACGCCGGACAAAAGAGATGTGATTAAATAAATAATGCCATTCATGTCTTCGATTGCCGGAGAGTTATCACCATCTACGATTCCGTAAAACGCTTGAAGGTAGTTCGATAAAGACTGAATGACCGTTAAGTCTTTCGATGTCGCCGGAGATGCTGCAGCAAATGACCCAATGACTCCGACTTGTCCTGCAGGAGCGGAGGCGCCGAAAACTTTTAAAGGTACTATGTCGATTTTAGCCATGGGGACTCCTTAGTAAAGTTTTAAAGCGTTTAACGATACAGATATCCGAGCATTGGCTGGTGTTGTCATATTGGCATATGTAACAAGATATACCGTTGTTGTTCCGCTTGTAGTCACAACCAAATTTCCTGTATTTTTAAGAGTTTCAACAAATGATCCAGCCCCTAGATTGTCATCGACATTGAAAACACCGAGAAGTTGAACAGCACTGTTCACGGTGACAGCCGTCGAAAGTGCTGTTGGAGTTGCGGCAGAATCTGCACCGTTAGACGCCGTAAATCCACAAGCCGCCAAGGTATATATCGCTCCCCCAGATTGTCCAAACGAGCAATATCCCCACATTAGATAAGTTGTACCAGCAGCCAACGATAAAGAATTGCCCGATAGCGCATGATATTGAGAAGTTGCGACTGGGGTTTTAGTCGCGCTGCTTGCTGTTAAAATTGAAAGAGAGCCTTGCGCCTTCGGTACCCATGTTGGAATGGTCCCCGCACCATTTGTTTGGAGTCCGTAACCTGAAGTAGACGCGGCGACCTTCACCAGAGACGTTGTCCCCGATGCGACTAAAATATCACCTGTCGTAAATGTGGTTTGCCCGGTTCCGCCTTTGGCGGCCGAAACGGTATTAAGTGTCAAAACCCCGGTCGCTCCAATTGTCGCGTCGCCTGATAAAATAGTAGCCGTTGGAACCCCGGCATTCCCGACGAGAAGCTGCCCAGTTGATAACGATGCGAGTTTTGAATATGAAATCGCGGCAGAGGCTGAAACATCGGCATTCGCAATCGAGCCAACAAGATTTAGCTTTGAGTAATCTATGGCAGCGCTCGCCGAAACTTTTGCATTCGTAATGGCGCTGTTGGCAATCGTCATCACCCCGACATTCGATAAAGAAGCATCACCTGACAAAGCCCTAGCCGTTGCTGTCCCTGATACATTCCCGACAAAAATCTGAGCGCTCGGCAAAAGCAATGGGCTATATCGGCTATCAATTTCTCCGATAGTGATCTTTTTTGTCACCCCTAAAGACGTATCAACAATCGGCAATACATCCGAAGTTGTGACCTCAGCATTTGTGATCGGCGGCAACTGACTGATTTTTAAGGTCTGAGCGCCCGCTGTTGATACGAGAAAAAATGCAGCGGCAAATAAATTCAATTTAAGGTGTTTCATATTTCTAAAGACCCTCCATTTTCTTGCACCAAAAGATCTCCGTCTTCGGTTGTTATTAAGGCCGTAACTGGAACTGCTGGGTTAAAGCTATCCGAGTATTTAAGAAACGGCCAGTCTAAATTGTAATCGGCGTACGTGTTGAAGGGCCTGTTGTAAGTACCCGGTGCTCTATAAGTTCTAAATCCAAAAAAGTTTTTAATGTCCGGCTTGTAAACGATTGAAGCAAGCTGAACGCCCATCGGTCGCGGCAATAAATCCTGAGTAATGAGCATCTGAATTAAATCTTGGTTTCCAAGATCGGAATCAATCAAATAACTGAGACGCATGTTTGCATAATCAAAAACGAGAATTTCACCGTCTGGGAAAAATTCAAACAGGAATGCCTGGATATCGGCCAATGATGAACCGTTTGAGTTTCGGATGATTCCCATCTGCAGGAGAATTCTGTAATTGCTATCATTGAGCGTTATAGGACCGTCTGTTCTATATCCTGAACGTGAAACTCCGATATATTTTCCGAGAGTGTTGAGTTGAACGCCGACCGCCGTCGCTGGATCAAAAGCATTCTGAATCTGCAAAGGCAACTGATCCATGACGTAATCGCGGACCATAATCCGAATAAATTCTTTGTTAGACTCAGACTGATTGTATTGAATGATCAGTAGGCCTACGTAGAATGAAACAATTTCTTCTGTTGTCACAAGATCACCTTATTGCTTTTCTTTCTGTTTTCTGAAGCTGGTAAAACTTGCAAGTTCCAAGGGACATGAAGCCCGCACACATTCTCTCCCTTTAGCGGGATTATATGATCAACATGGTAAACCTCACCCGTAACCCTTTTAAGGTCTTGAGCTAGCCAGTAGAAGTTTTTAATCTCTTCTTTCTGTGCTTCAGTGAGCCAATTTGGTGTTGCCCCAACTTTACTAGCCCGTCTACGTGCATTAGCAGCATTCTTAGTTGAGAGGTTTTTAAGTCTCCAACTTTTCTTCATCTCAATGTTTCTTTGAATGTTGGCATCTCGCCATTTGGACGCCCTTATGCGGGCTTTCTCTTTATAATCCTCAGAGTATTCAACTAAGCTACGTTTTTCTCTTGCTTTAGATGCAGTACAGCTTTTACAATGTGATGCAACACCTAGAGGCCTATTTTTATTAGGGCTGAAACCATTTACACTTTTTTCGACCTTGCAACGTGAACAAACCTTTGAAGCCATGATGGGCTGGTCGTCTTTAACTTCATCAGGCATTGCTCCCGGAGGGACCATATTACCAGAGGTAGGTTCAATCATATTGCCCCTCCAAGAGCTTGGGTAGTCTGTGTCACCAAACCACCATCTTTAAATCGTGGCCTTGTTAGGTCGTAGTTTTCTCTGAGTTTAGAGATGTCAATGTAGATGCCCTCTTCACTGGTGGTACTAGGCCGTGGTGAGAATTTGTTAACACCATCCATCAGTTCTTCAGGGGTTGTGGCATATATCCAATTTTCCCCATATTCCCTGTTGTAGTATTCAATGTCTCTTTGACGCATACCTACCTTAATACTTTGTAGCCAAGCAAAGTTTTCCTCTGCTTCCTCTAAAGTCATATGGGTTATATTTGGGCGTCTTGCTGTTGGGGTGATTTCACCATCAACTTCAGGCTGCCAGTCTAAGTCCAACCCATCTGGGTCAGAGCTTGTATAACTTAGCGCCCTAGTTCCCACATCAATGTTCTCTGCACCAAACTCATCTTGTAGTTCAGCAATGGTGTTATTTAGAGAAGACACATAGGTTCGGTAGAACCCACTTTTCTCTGAAAGAGCATTCTCATATTCTGGTGTACCGGGCTTAAAGCGTTGGGCTACAATACGTTCAAATGGTGGGAACACTATTTCATCAATACCATTATTTTCTGCATACCCCATAATCCCCTGAACTAGAGCACGAGTGTATTCACGTTCATTAGTGATTGGTGGCTCTGAAACTCTTGGTTTTGCTCGGACGTTGGTGTAATCTTGAAAGTCCCCTACAAGATTACGAACAAGACGATCTTGTCTATTCCAACCGGGGTTTAACTCTGCAACTAACCTACCAATTTCAATCTTACTCTCAGCACTTCTTTCCTGAAGGTTTCTCTGTAAAGCTTGTATCATGGGGCTGTCAGGGGTGAGGTCACCTAATTCAAGTCCGGGGTTTGTCCCATACTGAGCGTTCATCCAACCAGCAAACGTATCTGGTATGTCTCTTTGCTTTTCCCAACCAGCTTGCACCAAATCACTCTGCATTTCTTCTACGAGAATGTAATTTCCCTCATCAGAGCTTCTTACAGAAAATCTAGTGTGGGCTAATGTGTCATCGGTGTAATGCTGCCCCCTAGCCCTAAAGGTGGTGGGTTTGTTGGGGTCATCATCAAAGCCTCTAGCACCAGTGACAACAAGCTCCTGATAGTCTGTCTCAGGGTCTGTCACAGGTTGCCTCTGTGTGCTTCTGTATTGATTACCGCCTGTACGAGCTTCTACACGGTAAGTAGAGCCATCAACAATCTGTTGCATCTCTTCTCTAGTGTATCGTCTCTGTGGGTCAATATTGAGACCAAGAGCCTTCACCTCAGAATTACGTACAGAGGGGTTGTCATGCAACTCTTTAATAAACTGACTACCTTTAATACCACCATTAGGGATGGTCATATTGGCAGCCACTTCAGCTACAGGACTTCTGTATGTTGCAACAACACTTCCCTGATTTGTATTAGTGGAAGGTTGTGGCTCCTTACGTGGATAGGCGGGACTAGTATAACGTGGTGTTGCACTATTAGGGGAAGGAGCAGCACCAGCTCCTGCTGTAGGGCTGTTACCAGTCTTACCAAGCCATTGTTGAATGGCACTGGCCGCTGCATCTCTACGTTTAATCTGTTCATCATAATACCACGTAGGGACACTTTGTAGGTCCTCAGTGGAAGGTGGGTGAGCAGCCCTACGTTCTAGTTGATTAAGGGCACCACGTCCTTGTGTATTACGTGCCCCCTTTTCACCAGCCTCTGCACGGTAGGCTACAAAAGTGGTAGGCTGCACTTGTTCTAAAAAGGTATTTATGGGACCTGTAACATTATCTGGAAGGTTATATGTTCCCAAGTCTTGATACAAACGTTCAGCTTCTTCACTGATCACTTGTTTGTATTCATCTAAGGTAATTGGGCTAACAGCCCCCCAACCTTGTGGGGCATCAGACGTGGAAGCTGGTGTAGGGCGCATACCAGTCATACCTTCATAATCACGTATGATTATGTCTCTAACTGTCAGATGTAACCCAGTGTCATTTTTTAGTTGCTGATAAACTTGTCTTGGGTTATTCTCATATTCAAAGATTAGGTCTTCTTCAAAAGATGCCCTATTGTACATCCCTGCATTTCGTACATAATCATCAACTTCAGTTGACTGACCAAGAACACCTTCAAAATTATGATTATCACCTTTACCAGCAACCCAATCAGGGTTCATCCCCTGTCCACGCCACCCTTCTGCTAATTGAACAGCATGTTGGGCTTCATGGAGCAAGACACTCTTAATGGCGGGCATGTCAAATGGCCCTGATGCCGGGACATCAATTTCCAGTGTGTTACCATCTCTAAAGCGTCCACCATAAGGGTTCCCAGTAGTGGGCTTAAAAACAAGATTCATATCAGCAATGGCTGGGTAGTTCTGAAAGAGCAATGGGTGATCAAAAGCATCACCAAATCTAGCTGAGGTAGTTCCATATTGTTGAACAGCAGCTTCTAATGCAGGGGCATCAAAATTAAATTTAGCCTCTGAGTCATCAATCTCACTAAACCAACGACGCTCATCTGGGTTAAAGTTCCAGCCTGTGCTTTCCCACAACTCAGGGGAATCTTCAGCAACACCCACTGGCCGAGCATATGTGGCCGTATTTAGGTTAGCTTCCTGTTCTGGTGTTAGGTTGGCTCTTCGACCAATGAACATGCCTACAGCGCCTTCAGGAGCCACCATAGGGGCACCAGTGCCAGCCATACCACCAGCAATGGCAGCTACATCACCAAACGTAGCACCACCATTAACAGCCCTGTCTACAGTGCCCCAAGCTTCTCCGGGAATGGCCTTAGCCATATCCCAAGCTTCAGACACAGAGGGAATGTAGTCAATTGCTCGTGAAGCTGCTTCACTAACAGAGCGGGGTTCTTCTAAGCTTTGATCAACTGCATAAGTGGGGACATAATAAATATCACCACTAGGCATCTGATACGTGTACACTGTAGGGTCATCACTAGCTAGAAGCTGATCATTAGGCCCTGCACCAATAGGGAGAGCAAAGAAATTGATTTCCTTTGCTTGCTCTGGTGTATAGAACGTAGCATTGTTCTCCTCAGGAGCGCCTGCCACATAGCTTTCTTCTTCTTGATTAAGCATGTCCCTTGTTAAAGGGCTTCCGGCAGGGCCTGTGGCTTCATACATGTTTGTTCACATTCTCTTTAAGACGAATAAGCTGTCTGAGGATTTCAAGCTTTCCTTGATAACGGTGAGTCTCTGTGTCATCTTTAGAGAAGATGATGTTAGCTACCTCTTTATCATGCATTTCCTGAAAGTGGTCAACTAAAGCCCCCCAATGGGGAGAATTGGTTAAGGGCTTCAGCTTTTCCATTATTCCATTCCTTGTCCATTATTGGCACTAAAGCCGCTCTCGCCGGGCGCTACAGCCATCCCTGCACCAATACTACCACCACCACCCCCTGTTGGGTCAGAGGCTTGTGCCCCTGCTGGTGGCTTGGGCATTGCTGGGCTTCCCGGAGGAGCACCTTGTGCAGCTCCCTGTTGTCCCATCATCCCCTTCATAATCTCTGCTTGTGCAGCAGCCTCACCCACATTGTTTACAATCTTATCTGGGTCGAGGTCTAGGCTACGAGCAATCTCCCGTACAATGACATCCATCTTAGCAAACGGAGCAAGCAACGGGTTGGAGACTACACCAAGGAACTGCATCAGTCGCTGGCTTCTCACTTCATTAGCCATAAGGCTTTCTGTACCACGAGCAATAACTTCTAGGTCACCCTTGATCTCTTTATCGAAATCAAATTGCATGTTGAATGCAAAGAAGGCTTTACCAAGTGGTCCAAGCAAGTAGTCATCTATATTCTTAACCACTGTACGAATGCCACCATTAGCAGCATTCATCAACATAGAGATGCCAGAGGCTGTACGTCCCACCCCTTGAATGGAGGTTTGACCATGTGCATAAGAGGGGAAGCCAGTGCTCTCATCAGCAAGAATACGTGCCTTGTCAAACAGGGCCATGTTCTCATTGGTGACATTGGGAAACTTAGTCCCAAAGATAGCTTGTCCCGGTGCACCACCTTGACGCCTGAACACCTTGCCGGGGAAGATTTTAAGGTCTTGTCCGGGAGTGAGGTTGTTCTCATCCACTTCAAATACTAGGTTGCCAGACAACACAGCATTATCAACAGCCATACGCATAAAGCCGTTCATAAGAGTTTGTGTATCGTCCATGTTCTCAGCAACACCAACACCAAAGAAGCTGTAGGGGTTCATCTCATAGGGTACAGCGTAGTATGGGATGCGAGAAGGCTTAAACGGGTTAAGCACTAGACGTAGAATTTCTCCATGACACACCCAGATGTTTACATTCAAAGTGTCATTCTTACGAAGCTCTTTGGGAATGTCTACATCATTACTATCTAGTGTGTCAATATCTACGTAGCCCCAAAACTCCAACACCTCAAAGCGTTCAATGTCGGGCTGATTTGATTCATCTTCCATTGAACTTTCCCAGTATTCACGGGTGTAGTTCTCTCCAAGGGAGATGGCTTCATCAATTGCCGTATCACGGAAGTGAGGACGGTTCTTTAGCGACCGTAGCTGCGATTTAGACATTCTGTGTCTTTCAATCACATATTCACACTCTTCCATATTACGAGCATCAGGGTCTGGGTAGAAATCCCAAATAGACACATTCTGTGTAATAGGTACTGTCTTGATCTCAGGGGCATACTCACCCTCATCAGACCAATTAGCATATTCCTTGTCAACAGCAAAAGGTCCCTTCATAACACCAGTGCCGAACAGGGCCATCTCAAATGCTGTGGCTCTCAGTTGCTTATTAGCACCGCTCTCGTCGAGCTGGTCATGAATTTTCTTTTCCATCTTCTTAGCTGCTTCAAGAGCAGGCCAGAAGGTGACGCTAGAAGGAGTCTTACCGGGGCCTTCAACTAGTTTGCTTTCAAGCCCCTTTAGTTTCTCACTGTAAGGCCCAGCTTTAGCTAGATCAAATCCGGTAGTGCCCGGAGGCAAGGAAGGCCCACCCCTTACACCGTAAGGAGCTTCTTTCATAACGTTCTTAGCTTCTTCACTACCATTAACTTTAGGGTCAAGGTTGAAGTGGAAGCTTTCCATAACACCCTCAGGAAGGCGGCTAGGCTCCACACTAAGGGGGAACCTATTACCACCAAAGAGCACCTCTACAAGCTGCCCATAGGCTGCTAGCACCTTGGTCTTAGTCACTTTGATAAAGACACGGCTCTTCTCTGACTCTGTAAACTGCACATCGCTGCCATAAAGACCACGGAAGTTCTTATAAGCTTTGAGGAAACGAATTTCATCAACTTGCTTCTTATCCTTGGCTTTATTGAAGCGTTCAGCAACAAAGGAAGCTACAGGACCAAGCTTTCTACTATCTCCATCCTCTACAGCATGAATTTCATCTGACTCAATTTCAAAGGGGAGGTCTCGGTTCTGCATCTGTATTCCTCTAATAGCCAAATGTTAAATCTGAAGCAACTGGCTCTGATTGATTGTTATAAGCGTCATTGTCCCAGACTGTGGCACGAGGTCTACTCATAAGGCCATATCTAAGGGCATCATAAAGGTGGTCATGTGGATAGTTGGTATCAATATCCTCAGGGTTCTTCTTATCCAAAGGGATGATGGGCATCTGGGAGATGGTGTTTACACATGTATCAAAGAACTGAATCCTTGCACTTTCTGTATATTCATCCACTTGTAGACGCCTATGCACTTCGTTCTTACCTGAGATACGGCTACCGGAGCTTCTATCAGAGGGTCTCCAACGACAGCCCCTTGCAATCATTTGTTCTGCAAGAGAGGGGCCGGGGTCACCTCGTTTGTGCCATAGAGAGGAGTCAAGGACACCATATTTAATGTTGCCATCATCTTTCTCAATGTTGGTGATCATATCTGCTAGGTCTGTAGCCAGCACCTTACTAACATACAGCTCCCTATAGACATAGAGAATATCTGTCTTAGGCTCAATAGCAAACCACAACACCCCGGTATGACTTCCATACCCATAGTCACAGGCCCTGAATTTAGGCCACTCACGGGGAATGTGGAAAGGTTCACATACGTGAATATCTCTGTTCCATTCTGTAAAAGCAGCACCCTCACTAATGTCCCAGTTACCATACAAGAGCTGTTGTCTTTGGTGTTCTGGCATAGCAAGAAGCTTAAGCTCATATTCACCAGAGTCATACAGGTAGGGGTTGTCTCTAAGGCTAGCGGGAATGAAACGCCTCTTGAACAAAGGCTTTCCCGGAAACTTAGCATGGTTATCAGGGAACTTTAATGTGTGTCCTGTTTCAATGTCTGTGGCCCAGAATGGTTTACCGGGGGCTGATGGGTTAATGAACATCTTCTTAACCCAAGCATGGCCGGGGCCACCGGGGTTAGTTGTTGCTCTCATATGTGTAGGGAGCGTAGGATCAATGGAGCGTAGACGGCTCCTCATGTATTCCCAAGCAAAGGGAGTGGGCCATTGGGTAAGCTCGTCAAAGCCAATCCAACTAAAAGCCTGTCCCTGATAACGTGTAACGTCATCGTCCCTGTCTAGGTAGGAGAACCATATTTGTGCACCAGAGGGGAAGGTCCATGTAGAGGCCCTCTCACCAAAGACAGCTTTAGGGAAAGCTTGTTTATAAA